CCTCCCTTAAAGGAGGGTATCCGGTAGAACCGCGGAATTAATTTTCGTATTTCTATCCGTAAAAGGCGCAACGCTGTATTTTCTCTCCTTTAGGAGGATCAATACTAATCTTAGTCTGGTATAGTCTAAGGATATTTGCGATTACTATGATATTGAAATTTAAATATCAATATAACATCATTAAAGTGGTTTCTCCGTAACAGAAGAAATACTCTATTGGGGTTTGCACCCCCTCTAAAACAGAATTTTTCTGAGTTTAAAACATGTATAGGATATTATATGATATACCACACATATTAAAATTATAAGCAACAAACTTTTCAATATTTTCATATTTAATAAGTTGATTACTTACAATCACTCAGTCTGTTACCGAAGGTATCTTAATATTCGTTCCTTTTGATAGATATGATTTGGTTTTATGTATAAATTTATTTATACTAATATATATTATAATGTTATTATTTAATATTTATAATTATATTTTTCTTCCTTACTGTTTGAATTATAAACCTTTTAAGGTGAATAGCCCAACTAAGGAAGAGGTGAAACCTATCTTATTCTCCCGAAAGGAACATTCAAGAATGTTAAGGATACTTTCTTTATTATTGAATTTAGATAAATCAACAACGAGAAAATTACATAAAATCTTAGATGATTTTATGTCCATTCTTGATAAAAACGGTACTAAATTCTTAGCACAGTATTGATCTGAATGTTTTAGATTGATCGGTCAATTTATTTCTGGAATAAAGATATCACAAACTCGTATAAGGGTTAAGAAATATAAGAATGGTTTACCTAGAATTTTGGGTAATAACTTCAAACAATTTGTAGAGAAACAGGTGTTACTATTAAATAGTAATGAACCTATATCTCCGTTGTTTAGAGCTATTATTACTATATTTGCCTGAAATCGGGGTATTGGTGTTAAACACGAAATTAATTTTAATTCCGTGACCAATCCTCATTCAGGTAATATAGTAAGCCTTGATTTTGAGACTATTAAAGGAAGTTTAGCAAAATTATCACTTGATAATTGTAACCTAATTAAAAGGCTGAGTAAGCCTGCTTTCTTTATTAGTAACAAGTCAGGTACTAATTCTAAGTTGGCGTTTTTATCTTTCGGTCTAGACACGATTGGTTTCATTAGAAATCCAAAGATCATGTTTGCTTATATTTCTTTAGCTTTTAAGTGTAAATTTTATTTACTACTTTTTACATTTATTATTTCTATAATATTATGTATACCTTTATCTCTTTTAATAGTATCTCATCCTATTTATTTAGGAAGATTAGCTATCATTAAGGAATTAAAAGGTAAAGCCAGAGTTATAGGTATAACTGATCAGTGAACTCAATGATTACTCAAACCTGTCCATGACGCTATTGCTAATATACTTTATGAAATTCCCGAAGATGGGACTCATAATCAACTTAAACCTGTTAAGTTAATGTTGGAGATAAATAAAGATTCTAAAGAATTTAATTCTTTGGATCTGTCCAATGCTACTGATAGATTACCAGTTGCATTTCAGGCAAACATCCTTTCATGTCTTGGTTTTCCAGGAGATGATTGGATGACTTTACTTTCTCGTTCATATAACTTTAACGGGATTAATTATAATTATGCTGTAGGTCAACCCATGGGTGCCTATAGTTCATTTGTAATGTTAGCTCTAGCTAACCATATACTTGTTTTGTCTTCTTTATCTTCATATAATAAAGGATCCGGACAGTATGCTGTTTTAGGTGATGATGTTTGTATTCATAGTAATGAAGCATCATTAAAATATACCGAGTACTTAAGAGCGTTAGG